TTTTTTTTTTTTTTTTTTTCTAGTATAAAACAAATTTCTTTCCGACACTGTTGGAAGCAGTGCAAGTCCAAAAAGTTTCTACGCTATATTCTATTGCTATTTCTATTAATTGATTATTTCGCATATTGTTATCCTCAGGGTACACCGTGAAGCTCTGCTCAAATGAGTGGCTTTCTTCGGAAGATAACATAGTTAACCCCGTTTCTTCACCACTAAGCGAAGGGTTCCGTTTCCGTCCTTCAAACTTAGGGTGATTTTTTATAGTGGTTCTCTCCACTAGCACAGAAAATCCTGATCCTGTACTGCATCTTCGACTCCAAATCCGTCAAGATAAAACCCCTTCCAAGGAATTATCTTCCCCATACGCTTCATTTCCTCGTTCATCAAAGCTACTTCGTCAATTTTCATATCCAATGTTGGATATCCATATTCACGTTGCAACCCTTCAAAACTGAAATAAGTTGGTCTGTATGAGGGATGGTTGCGCCAAAATACACGAATTTTGTTCTGGAACTCTTCAAACGTATTTCTTCCGTGGAACCAGCTTTTACGGAGCGCATCGACACAATTGTCGCGCGCGCCCTTGAGGAGAATATCCTCAATGTTCGCTTCTTTTCGCACACCCTTCGGAACTCTGACCCAATTCGTTGTGTCCAACACATCTTGCATGTTGGGAACACAAATCCAAAAGCCAGCTTTCACGGATGTTTCAGTGAAGTGCCTAAAGCCACACTTTAAAAATGTAGCCTCTTCGATCGTGCAGTACTTTCTCATAGAATCTCCTTTAGTGATATCTGTATATTTGACTCTGAATCGAGCCAAATAGTCTGAGATTGTTTGGTTATTAAAGATTCCAATCACCTCCTCTTTAACTGAAGCAATGATGTCATCTCCATAAACATACATGTTGACATATTTCTTGAAACTTGACGCAGACGCAAGCCTCATGTTCTTCTCTTTCATGATTCCGATCCAAGCACATCTCATGTACATCATGTTGCACATTGAGTTGATTATGACAGTATTGAATGCACCCGAAGGGCTTCCACACTGTAACTTGAATATGTGATCATAGGCGATGTTGTAGCCATTGATCACTCGTTTACCAAGAATAGTCCGAACATGATTATCTTGTCCTTGTCCATGAATCGCGTACCAAGCGTTGATGATTTCATACGCACCTTCGACAAATCTTGTCAAAAGTCTTGGTCCAAATTTAGAATAGTCGCCAACAATAATGTATGGAGAGAAGTCAAGCAAGGATCTAGTCATTGTGTCCCATTCGGTCGACGCAGGGTTGATTCCTACTTGATGTTCCAGTTTGTTTCGGTTCATTTGGAATGCATAGTTGAAGTCCATCATGTACTTTCGGCTTGAAATTGTTAGGTCTAATGGGGACCCTTGAATAAGTCTTACGTTATCAAGTTTGTGCAATTCAAGTCTTTCGTCCTTGTGGCTTATCTGATTTATTGTCAATGGAACAATTCCTTGACGCATTTGATCTTCGTTGTAGTCTATCAAATCCTTTAAATCGCTATGCATTTCCGCAAGTTTGTGATCTTCATCCATGATAAGAAGGTCTTTCTTCCTTTTCATTCCATTATAACAACACCAGGGCATACCTGGCGAAGTCGACATAGTAATCCTTGGAATATGACCTTCAATCCCAGTTACCGCTTCTTGTGTTGTCCTTTGCGACACGACTGGTATAATCGGGTCGTTGTTGTCCTCGAACATCATCTGTACATCCATGATCGCTTCCCTAATGTCTTGTTCGGGAAATTCATCATGGGGAACATAATTCTTCAATCCACTGATGAGAGCTTTTTGCCCCCGATCACCGTCTTGACTTATGTTGCATGGTGCACGTTTGACTGGTCCAAAGACTTCATGACATTCACTTTTGCGGATCGTTGTCTTAGTTGAGTGGTAGATGTTCATGGCAGGTCTTGTTTCAGATGATAATTGAAACGTATCGATGCTGCGAATTGACTCAAACTTAGAAGCTCTCGGTGTTAAAATGAGAGGTTCCTTGCCTTTGCCGAATGTTATTTCGCGTATCTGTAAGAACCATGAGCAGTTTTCGGCGTCCTCAGAGCTGATGGCGTTAAAGTAGATTCGTCTTGGAGAACTACCGGAAAGAATTCCGATAATCTTTAGACGAGATTCATCATAAATGATGCTTCCACACGCGCCTCCAAACCGACCTTGATCGATCTGGTCGCAGCTGTATCCGTCCAATGAGAATGTTTCTTCCTCATTGCGGCTCCATTCTCGAATGTCCTCCTTGCGGTAGACTATCTTTTCAACACAGGCTCTAGCGTCCTTAGCCTTAAAGTCAGTTTCTTTTGGTGGTTTTAAAATCCGACCAGGTTCGTTGACTCGTAGGTTATCTTCACAGACGCTATACTCTGTATCAGGTAGATATTTTTCGATGTTGGCCACTTTGAAGTTTTTAATTCTCAGTGTGAAGCACGTCATGTCACTGCCTTGTTCATCCACTAGAGTAGAATGCATATTCTGCTCTAAGAACTGATCGAACGATATCGTTACAGATTCACTTTGTCCATTCTTCAATCTTCTTCGTACTGTCAAAGGAACATCAGCATAGCATTTCTCAACACACTCTTTCGAGTGAGTTTGATACCATGTTGTAACATCGCAAGTGTCACAGTATTTTTTAGCAAGTTGCAGAGTGTTAATTCTGAACGCAACTTTATTGCTAATTGTGAGATAGGCATGTAACTGAGTCACATAGCAACCATCTGTAATGCAGATGCATCGCATTACTTCACTGTCTGTGAGGCCAATTTCAATAATTGACATTGCATATGTTCGCAACATTGCTTGTAGTTCCGTGTCCATTGCCGGTTTGGATATAACGCCCTTGGTGTTAACCTTAACGCGTTTTCCTAATACGCCTCTGAACTTAGTTCGTACATCGCCACTCGATTGAAGGGCTGGATGTGCTGCCACAATTGGGACTTCTTTTGGGACTCCGCCTTTTGAGAAAAAGTTCTTAATTTTCTCACCAAGTGTTGTACTGTTGCTCTTGATAGTAGCGTAGTCCTTTATGGCTGATTCTGGTGTGTTTGCGTACACCATGGGATGCCATCCCTTGTCGCCGTCGTCGCGTTCGCCTTGAAACGTTTTGTAGAGCTTATATACCGCAAATGCTGCCATTGCACCAACGGCTATTCCTGTAAGCCACTTACACGTCTTTGCCCAAGATTCCTGCTCAAGTTGATGTTTAACTTGATCTACCATGATTCTGAGAGTATCAGCATATCCGATTTTCAACCTTTCGGGATAGTGTTCGGGATATGTGGTGGTGTTGTTTCTTTCGAAGTATCGTTTAATCCAACCTTCGAAAAATAGTGATTCTCTCAAATTCCAGGTGCAGTAATTGGAGCAAGCTTTGTTTGAAGCGATCCAGCCCATGACTTTAGGTCTTAAGCCATCACCGTCGTATTCAACAAGACGGCGGAAAGCGTATCTTCCAGGAAAGAAGATCACTTCCACGTCGAAATCGACGTCATCGTGGAGACAAGTTACGTCATCATTTAAGTCTCCAAAGTCCTCATCGTTCCATTCAAGATCTTCGATGGGTTCTTCGATAGGGACTGTTGTTGAGTTGCCATAGATTTTTGATGACATTTGGGCAACCATGCCAAACACGTTTGGCGCCACGAACATCGCTGGAGCGACATTCTCTTTTACTTCGCTGTTGCTAAATTGAGCGATGAACTCTTGCACTTCTACTGATGCAATTCTTTCAGTGAATTTTTCGAGCGGCTTTTCTGGGATCAGAAATTTGCGCCCTCCAGTTTCACTTTCCAAATCTTTCAGTTTCTTTGCATATTCCACGTCTGTTACCTCGTAGTAGTCCTTCGCAGCTGTTACAATATAAGCAAGCGCTTCAGCGTAGTTGAGTCCTGTTTTTAAGACATCCATGCGCTTTGGATCCATGACCTTAAAAGTCAACCATTCTCTCTTGTTCAAATCAACGTGCATATTCACTTTGCGACACCCGCCACAAGAAAATGCAAAATCGTTACAATTTCCACATACTTTGAACATCGAGAAATCAGAAGATACTTCCAAGACCACATTTCGCCGATTCCATACAACGTTGTTGTTAATTCCGGACACCACAGGATAGGTGGTATTTGATGCACAGCCAATGAGTTTACAGACACTTAAGCGTCCTTTATCCTCAAAAGCTTTCGGAATTGTCGTGTCAGCTCCTCCAAAAAGAGCAGCTAACCGTGCGCTGTCGGTTTCGGCTACGTCCGTTCGTGTCAGTCTGCCGAAATCATCAAAATGAATGACTTCTTGTCCTTTGTAATTTTCCCAATAAGTTTCGGATTCAGGGACCACAAAAATGGGTCTTAATCCTTCTAACTTACCAAACGATCTATCTGCGATTGTGCGAGATATGTCATCTAACATACTCGACTTACCAATCTGACTAGCGGTACTAGCGATATAGTAGACGAAAGGTGGGTATTTTACAACAGGGACACCAACATTCTTGCCAAGCTTATCTCTAAGCTTTTTGACAAGAGTCAAGTTGGTTTGAAGAAGTCGTGCAATTTGAAGATTTCCGCGTCGGTTTTTGCTTAAGCGAAGAGATAATTCATCTCCTGAAGATGCCAGGAGATATATTATCTCTATCGCTAACGGGTCGTTTTCGATTCTGTCAAGGAGAGTAGCGTCAGTCACGATTGTTGACAGTTTCAACCATGATTGATAAATGTCTTCCTGGAGCCATTTGAGAAGGCGTGAGTCCGGGAAGTAGGTTTCGCAGATCTTTTCAGTTATGTTTTTAATGAAACCTATGATTTTTTCGAAGAAGTCGATGATGCGCTGTTGAATAGTCGCACCGTAAGAGAACATTGAGCCGATTATGCCAGTTGAGACATTTCTGGAATCTTTCACATGATAGAAAGAACAGATTGCCGTGGTAATCATGCCACAAAGCTCTGCAAACGGATTGTTATCCATAGCAGGTGTTGTTCTGAAAGGGGCTGAGATAATTCCCCAAGCCTTCGTTAAAACTGAGTGAAGGCTATCAATGACTGATGTCTTGAAGAGACCGAGATTAACTAAAATTTGAGATCCACTTAAAATGAACGTTGTGAGTGTAGGATTGACAATGAGATGACCGATCTGGATTCCCAGGGTAGACCAAAGTCTCCCTGCGAGCTTATTATCGGTCACATGACTAGTAAAATCCGACACACTGGAGTTCATTTTTTCGAATTGAGAGATCGCTTGTTGCACAAGAGCTCGATCTGGAGCTGATAGTTCATGGGTCAAAGGACCTTTGAACATTGCCGGATGGGCATCGCGAACCGTTGCAGGAGTGTAAAAATTCACTGCTGGTCCTCGATCACGAGATTGACGAATGGGGAAGCCATTGAACATGTACATTTGCATGTCATCACCTGCAGCTCTGTAGATGACAAATCTGAGTGTTGAAGCTGGACCAAACCAATAAAATTCAACAGTGCCCAGACTTTGAGATAGTTGTGTGAGATATTCAGATGAGAGATACGATGCATTGAGAACGGCTGCATTAGGCAAATAAAGTGGAAATTCCACTTGATGAACATTGTTTTGCCTTAGAGAGATTACTGTTTCACCATAACCACTACGGTCATAAGGACCAATAGTTTTTTGAGATGCGCGATCGATTGGCAATGAACGCACTTGAGGAACATGACGAACAAAAAGTGTTCCTTCAGTTGAGCCTTCAACGACGATCATGTAACGAATGGAGCCACGAGAGAAACGCATTGCATCATGTAAATGAGTCATTTTGTCAGCTCGCTGCACCACATTCATATCACCGCGATTGATAGCTCCGCCAAAACTGACGGGAACTGTCCAGATCTTGTTTATTTCATTCGCAGCTGATGTTTCAATCGTCGCCTCATGATGATATGTGAAGCGACGTAAATTTGTTAAGAGATCCATATGGTTTTCACCATGAATGCTTTCGTTGACAGTTGAGATTGGTGTTGTGAGATCAGTGAAAACATCTTGGCTTTCACGGGCGTCCATAGCAGGAACAGCATCCCGAATTGGTTCTTTTTCTTCCTCCGCAAGGGTAGGAATAGGAAGAACAGTTCCAGTATACTGTAATTGGTATGTACGGGTTTCTTCATCACGTAATGCAGCGGCATCAAAACGATCAAACTGCAAGAAGCGAGGGTCTCGAACACTGAGAACAGAAGGATTCCAAGTTCCAACCAATGAGTAGATGCCATCAACGAAACGAGTGTCATCATTGTCCCTAAAACGGACATCACCCGCAATGGTGAAAGCAGCTGTTCGATCTCGCCCAACAAGACGAGTGATAGGAACAGTGAATGGTGTTGAGATTGTTGCAGTTGCGGCCCAGTCAGATACAGTAACGACTAGACCAGAGATTGAGATTGTGAGATTGAAATTAATCCAGTCCTCCGGAGGGATAATAGGTGGAGGAGATGGATCAGGTATTTCCGGTAACGGGAGATCTTCATCATTATAAGCGAGCACTGATGTTCCATCTCTAGGAACACTAAAAATTGCATCGCCGAGAGCAGCACGTTTATAGACAAGAGTGTCAAAAGTTGAACTCATGCCAGCAGGAGCATTGACAGTTGTTTCAAGAAAAACAACGAGAGAGCCAGAGATTACAGCAGATCCATCAACAGTACGAGAATTGTAGTTGAGTTGATTATGAATATATGGGACGATGAAGTCGAACCCACTTTGAGTGTTCAGATCAGGGCCAACGTCAAACGTCATGAAGTAACAAGAATCAGATTCTTCGTAGGTAATGTCTCTTGAATTGGGGACATAAACCACTCTAAATCTGAAAGTCTTGAAACCATCAGCGACGATGACAAAGCGATAGTGAAGTTTCATTTGATAATTCATGAACCAAGATGACATATGGTCCACAGGCGTCCAGTTGAAGAAATCTCTATTCGGATAAAGAAATCCTTCCTGCATTTGACTAGCAATTGCAGGTTGAATGAGAAATCTGGCCAGTTGAGTACCAGCTGGTGTTGTGATAGACGTTTCAAATGAGTTGATAAAACCTTCAGTGTGCATGATTTGGTCAATCGACGAATATTTTTCTACTCCAAAAAGAAATTCAGGGTGAGGAGTATTGCCAGTTTGAATGAGGCGAAGAGAGTCAGCAGAATAGCCACCACTTCCACTTGCAATGTTGGTGGTAGCTCTCTGATGGAGAGCCTCATTTTCAAAATTTGTTGGCTTATCGCGATTTCCAGTTAAGCTGGATAGACCTTGAGA